ATCAGCCTGCTCTTCGGCGGATACGCGCGGGAATGTAAATGAAGAGCTACGCTCGTAGAAAGTATCGGCGAGGAATTTTCGGACACGGGTTCGACTCCCGTCGCCTCCACCATAACGCACACGTACGAACCCATAACCATAATGGTATATCGTAACGTGTTTGCAATTCAGCTTGAAAAAACCGAGAGGGTTTAACGCCCTCCCGGTTTTTCTCTTAATCAACGAAAGTGTTTTTGTGCAGGTCATAGATCCCGATGTATTTCCCGTTCACCTCAACCCGCCAGCGGTCCCGGTGCTTGTCCGTAGGTTGGATCTTTGGCTCCCCTTTTATACCGAGGTCGGCAAGAGCTTTCCGTATCCGATCCGCTCCAATACATCTTTTTTCATGTCCTTGCCTCTCTTTCACGGGATATGAGCTTATTATCTTTGTACAACGGGCCGGATCCTGTCCAGCGATACTCACCATCTGCACCAAAAAGCGCGTCAGTGACTTTGTGGGTGGCTGCATCCGTGTTTTCGGCCCAAATGCGGAGGTCGAATTTTTTCCCGGTCCGCTTGTCTTGAATTCCCACTTCATAAAGGTGCTCAATCATATTACCCATCCTTTCTGCCGGGGTTTAGCCGCCCAGGCCCGGCAAGTATTTTCAGCAGCGTTCTAAAATCCAATCAGACTGGCGGAGCTTAATGCTTGTAATTTCTTTTTCAAGGGCTTTTACAAACTCATCGAAGTAATTAAGATCTGAAAACCGGTAAATGCCGTTCATTTTTTCTGGCATATTCAGCAACGCATTTTTAATTGCTGCCGCATAAGTGTTAAACAGTCTACCTAATACTTGCCCCGCCATTTCCACCTCGGGAAAATTATACGGGCTGCGTTTTATGTCGTTCCAACCGGTGTTACCTGTAATTGCTTTTCTGGCCTCACAAATAACGGCATCGGCCATCCAAATTGTCATGGGGTTTACTGTTTTTCTAATTTCTTGAGTGGTCATTTTCGTTTCCTCCGTTTCATGTTTTCTGATGCTATTATACACAAATATTTGTGTATATTCAATAGGCAACATACACAAACATTTGTGTATGTATTTGTGTAAAATATACACTTGTTTTTGTGTATGTTGTCTGTTATAATATAAGCGTGAAAGGAGGCGCACCAAGTGGCGATCAGATATAAAATAAACATTGTGGACGCCCTCAAGGCCGCGGGGTATTCCACATACCGCATCCGTAAAGAAAAGCTATTCGGGGAGGCCGTGTTGCAAAAACTAAGGACCGGCGAGCCCGTCACCTTTGAGATCCTCAACACCATTTGTGAAATACTTAAATGCCAGCCAGGCGACATCATCGAATACACAAACCAAGAATAAAAAAAGACGCCCAGGAGCCATAAGCCCCTGGGCGTTTTAACATTCACGCGCGCACGCGCGTATACACACGTCACACAGGCGGTTTGAGAGTATTTTTATTCTCTAAACCCTCTGTTTTATGATTATTAGAGAAAAAATGTTAGAATGTTAGAAAACAGAAAAAAGCCTTGTGTGATGCGGTTTTTCAGTTAAACAAAGTTTCTAACATTTCCAAGCCAAAATGTTAGAATGTTTTTAACATTTTTACATGAAAAACAGAATGTTAGACGGGATTGTTAGAAGTCGGCGCTTTATTAAAGGCATCATTAAACTCTGCAAGTGCCGCCTCAATCAACATACGCAGCTCAAGATCCGTAATAGTAATACCCTTGCTAACCAGCATTTCAGACGCTGCAGCCAAAGCCTTATTGAGCTTTTCCTCCCCGTGCAGGTCGGTATATATTTGCTCAACGGTCTGCACAACCATTCTGGCCACCGCCTGCTTTGTTTTGTCATTTATGTACCTGGTATACAGCTGCTTTGCTATCACACCAAGGTACCCGGCAAGGGCGGTAATGATGGCATACAAAATTGTAGTGCCATAATCGGAAATAAACTGTTTTAGCAGTTCCATGTGACGTGCTCCTCCTTAAATTTTTGTTAAGTATTTTTTATCAACCGCTCCGGTTACAGCGCCAGTTTTAACCGTGGAAACAACCACCCTATCGCCGTTGATCTGTCGCACGTACAGGGTGGAGTTATACACCCATGCGGCAAATTTTGAAGTTGAGCCATACACCGGGGCGCCGGCCTGCATCCTTACCTTGTCACCGACAGCCAGGGTGCTGCTGGCCGGAGCTGGCGCGGCTGCCTGGCCGCCCTGGGTTGTGATAAAGGCATCAAAACCGGCTGCTTTAATCTTAGTCAACATGGCCTCAGCGTTAGCTTTATTACTGTATGCACCAACCTGTACCTTGTAGAGCCCTCCGCTCGTCACAATGTATGTGTCAAAGCCTTTTGCCTTTAGCTTGCTTGCAAGGGCATCCGCATTTGCTTTGTTGCCAAAGGCACCCGTTTGTACCCGGTACAATGTGCCTGCAGGTGTGCTGGGCTGCTTATCTGCATCAAGCAGCTTTTGTACCTCCGCTCTGAACCAGTCCACGGGTCCGTGTCCCATGTGTAGTTGCTGATCTCAGTAAGAAAATTTACACATTTAGGATGCACAAAAATTTTATAGTCCTGTATATAGTCAATGCCGTTGTTTACGCTGTCTTTGCCTTTACGTGCCTTGCGTATGTGCGTAAGGCCCAGCGTATAAAGTCGGTCAATGCTCTTTGGCTCGGCACTGTCAGCGCGTATACGTTCTTTCGCATACCCGGCACTTATAACCTCACGGGCAATGTCCTCATTGCTCATGCCGGTTTTGAATATCTCATCAAACACCCACATGGTCCTGTTTGCCGGATCAACCAACCCGCAAAACAGCGCCGAGGGGTCATTGGTGTAACCGAAATCGAGGCCAAAAGCGGAACGCACGCCAGGCATTTTGCGCACCTCGTCCACACTGAAAAGGCGCTCCTCCCAGTTTTCATACACGAGGCCGTCAACAATGCCCCATTCGCCCAAGCCGGCCACACGATAACGCCGCGGATTGTTCAAGCGCATTGTTTCAAAGAGCTTGCGGTCGGCATCATCCAGCCATTCATTACACATATAATTTGTGGTCATGGCCAGTATGTCCGGATCCGGGGGCGCGTCAAAAAAGCGCTTTTTAAGCCAATGGTGCTCATTCCACGGGTTAAATGTAAGCGTGATCTGCTTAAACAACCCCGGGGGCATTTCACCGCGGATGCTTTCGTCTATGGTATCAAAATCAGCCTCGGAGGATATTTCATAGGCCTCCTCAATCCACAGCCAGCATAGCACACCAACGTCAACCGTGATTGACGTAACTTTTAGCGGATCGTCCAGGCCGCGAAAATAAATTTTTTGGCCAGTGACTATGTTCTCAATTTCAAGTGGGCTTTCTTTCGGGATCCAGATATGCTGTAAGCCCAGGCGGTTTATGGCCCATTTAAGCTCTGTAAAACAGCTGTCTTTGATGGTCCTAAAGGTTTTACGCACAACAAGCAAATTGGCCTTGCTGTATTTTTCCTTGCTCAGATTGCTTATAAACCAAAGCGCGGCCGTTTTACTTTTCTTTGAGGCACGTGAGCCTTTAACAACACGATAACGCCCTTTGAAACTCCAAAACTCCTCATAACCGCTGCCTACAAAATCAGACATTTTAAGCTGGAGGCTGTTACCCGTCAAGATCATCCACAATCACAACCTTTGTGCTGCCCTCAAGGTTTACCTTATCGGTGAACAGCCCAAAGCGCTTGCCGAGGAGCTCGGCCGCTTTAAGCCGCTCTTTTTCATCGGGCGCTTTCATGATCTTTTTCGCCTCAGAATAGCCATCCCCGGAGCCCTCGATCACAACAATTTCGGCCTCCGATTGTCCGCGCATAACTGAGGTGAGATACTCCATAACCTCCTGCGCCGTGGCGGTCTTGTGGCTGCTAATTTCAGCCAGCTTTTCCTCAATGTAGGCTGCAACCTTAACATTCCTTAACAGACGCGCTGCAGCTGCTGCCGCAACCGTATCTTTTTTGACGTTCGGGTATGCCGCTTTATATGCTCTTGTGGCGTTGCAGTCAATCAAATATTCATCCGCAAACCTCTGTTGCTTGTCGGTCATGGTATCACCTCGCTTTCTTTTCACGCATAATAAAAAGCAGTCGGAGGGGCACAAAGCCCCTGCCGCTGCTTATAACAAGGAGGCACTGCCGTTTGGTCAATACCCGCAGCTTAATTAAAACATAAATCTCAATAGAAGTCGAGGACATCCGGAACATTTTTTATTTTTCGTTCGATAAATACCGGTAGCACATTTTTTTAACGCTGTCCGGAGTGGTTTTCACGCCTATGCACTCCGATACTTGATCCAAGGTTAAGCCGTTTACAAAACGGTAAGTGAAGATCATACGCAATAACGGTGTCGGCAAGTCAGCTATGTATCGCTCCAGCTTGTTGCGCTCGGCTAAACACAGTATTTGCTTTGCCTGTATCATCATAGCGCAGTCGGACCGCAAAGCCTTTTTACGCTTAATGTGCTCCTGCAGCTCAATGATCCGCGCAACAGTGCTTTCAAGCCGATTTTCATAGCTGGGGCTTTTCGGCATACCGTCATAGCTCGGTGAGGACGGGGAGGCCGCCTTTAATTCAAGATACTGGAGTTGCTCCTCGTCCGCTTTAATCTCGTAATCAAGTTTTGCCAGCCGCTCCTGGTTCATCTCGATCTCCCGATTGAGATAATATAACTGCGATAGCTCTTTAAGGGTCATACCGCCGCCTCCTTTGCTTTTTTAATTCTCGCTTTAAGTACGTTCATAACGGTTTCATGCGTATTTGCCCGCTCTTTTATGGCGGCCATGACATCCTCATCCACGCAGCCCTGTACCACAAGGAAATGATTATAAATTTTGTCGTAAGGGAAGCCCTGCCGCCACAGCCGGCACCTGCCCTGGTCGTTAAGCTCAAAGCTCCAATTTGGCGTAAACCAGATAATGTGTCGGCCGCCGGCCTGCAGGTTAAGGCCGTAGGCGCAGCTGGACGGGTGTACAAGTAACACGTCAATGCTGCCGGCGTTCCAATCGTCCTCATCTTTTGTGTCCTTGTATACGCGGACCCGCAACGGCGTTTTGGAAAGAGCGGCAAGGATCCGATCACGATCATGTTGAAAGCCGTAAAAAGTAATGCACGGCTCGCCGCTTATCTGCTCTAAAAGCTCCATGTAGGCATCCAGCTTGCAATCGTGTATATGTATAACCTGCCGGGTATCGTCATAGATCACCCCACTGCAAAATTGTAGCAGCTTGTTGGTAAGCACGCCCGCCGCGGCAGCCGTAATAACGCCCTCGTCCACTTCAAGCAGCAGATCCCGCTCAAATTGGTTATAGGCCTTGAGGGTTTTATCGTCCAACATAACCGGGATCTCATGATCTATGCAGTCCGGTAATTCCAAGTAGTCCTCCGCTTTCATTGTGAGGCATATATCACTTATGGCATTAAGCACGGCCTCCTCGGCGTGTTGCTTTGGTTTATAACTCCATATCTGTGTGGCGTTACGCTTGTCCGGCTCAAAATACATTTGCCGATACTGCGTAAGGGTCTTGCCAAGCCGCTGGACCTCGTCAAGCAAATACACCTGCGCCCAAAGGTTCTCAAGCCCCTGGGAGGACGGCGTGCCGGTAAGCAGGACAACCTTTTTGCAAAACCGGCGTACCAGTTTCATTGCCTTAAAGCGCTTACTCCTACCGTTCTTAAAGCTGGTACTTTCGTCCAGAACGACACCTTGAAAAGGCCATGCTTGCTTGTAGTAATCGACCAGCCAGGGTATGTTATCGCGGTTGATAACATATACGTCTGCCGGCGTGTTCAGCGCCTTTATACGTTGCGTCTGCGTGCCCAGGACCGTGACAACGCGGAGGTGCTTTAGATGGTCCCACTTTGAGGCCTCCTTGCTCCATGTACCCTCAGCAACCTTTTTAGGTGCCACAACCAAAGCCTTGTGTATACTCCATTTGAAGTACCGCAGAATATTGATCGCGGACAGCGTTATTGAGGTCTTGCCAAGGCCCGGCCGGAGGAACAAGCCAACCGCGGGATCGTTTACAATCCGCTGTATGCAATACACCTGGTAATTATGTGGCTTGTATTCCATCCGGCATAACCTCCTCAATTAAGGCCTTGACAGCAGGCCACCCTTTAACAACCCGAACATCGGCCCCACGTTTCCGCATTTCGCTTACTTGCCATTGCTGAATTTTCGCAAGGCGTCCAATTTCGGTTTTCAATTCAACAAATATCACGTGATCGGTTGGCGTGATTATGATCCTATCCGGCACACCAGGGTTTGCGGGGCTTACAAATTTATAGCATAGGCCGCCGCGCTGTTTTACCATTTGCACCAGACGGCGCTCAATTTCTTTTTCAAGCATTTTAAGCCTCCTAACATTTTCTCGCGCGCGTACGCGCGTATGTGCGCCACGCAGGCGGTTTGAGAGTATTTTTACTCTCTAATTCTCTATTTTGTAATAGTTAATAATAATAAATGTTAGAATGTTAGAAAATCTAAAAAAGCCTTATTTTATGCGGTTTTTCGGTTAA